TAGCGGAAGAAAAGGAGGCTATGCTGTTCGAGTCTACCGAGCAGGCTGTAGTCGTTACTAACAATGTAGACGAAGAGGTTGAGGATGAACAACTGGAAAGTATTGGAAATCAGTTCTTAACCGAAGAAATGCTCAAGCTAATGAAATGAGCATGAACTTTAAGGAGTTGTAAACATGGATATTATGGAAATGGGTGCATCTGACGAGCTAGTCTCCAAGTGGGGTCCAGCCGTTGACGGCATCGAAAACGACTATACCAAAAGAGTTACTGCACAGCTTCTGGAGAACCAGCTAAAGTCTAGCCAACAGGATCGTGTTGACGAGGCTGCTGTTGGTATCGGTACTACCACTGTTGGTAGCATTGGCACTTTCCAGAAGTTTGCATTCCCTCTCGTTCGTCGGGTATTCCCCGAACTAATCGCTAACAGCATTGTTAGCGTTCAACCTATGAGCGCACCCGTCTCACAGGTCTTCTATCTTGGCGCAGCTAGAGTTTCCGGTGCTAACCGTCAAACTCTCTACAGCAAGTACAACATCACCTACCGTGGTCTTACCACTGGCGAGGTTCGTCCAACTGCCGCAGAGGTTGGTACTCTTGACGATGCTCTCGATGCTACTCATGATAGCTCTAGAGAGCTAGGTCTATGTGCTCTTGGTGTTGCTCCTGTGGGCGGTGCTAACATGGCATCCGCTATTGCTTCATGGCCCACCTCAGCTACCGCCCAGGGTTGGTCAGTATCTGCTGGTGAAGCTCTTGCTGGCACTGCTATCCCTGAAGTTACCCTTCAGATCGAGCAACAGCCTGTCATCGCACGCACCAAGAAGATGCGTGCTCTCTGGACTCTCGAAGCTTCTCAGGACCTCAAGGCTTATCACAACCTTGACCTTGAGCGCGAACTTACCGACATCCTCGGTAAGGAGATCCGTCTAGAGGTTGACCGTGAGCTTATCGAGAACATCCGTGGCCTTGCTTACGACCTAACTGGTGCTGCTGGTGATCTTTTCGATTACAGAATGCTTGATCAGGGCAACAACCAGGGTGGCCTAGGTAACTTTGCTGGTGTAAACAATGACTCTCAGTTTAGTGGGTTCCTCTTCACCAACGACGGTAACGGTACTGCTACTGATCTTGCTTCTCAACTTCCCGGCACCTCTGTAAGAGACAATGTTTGGCTAATTGATTTCACTTCAAGTGCTTTAAACTTTGCTCCTCGCCATGTTGGTGATATCTACAGCAACCTTCTTGCTGTCATCAACTTTGCATCTCAGGATATCTACACCACCACTCAGCGCGGTGCAGGTAACTGGATGATTTGTGCTCCTATTGTAGCTACTCTTCTTGAGACTGCTGCCAAGCTTAACGGAGGCATTGAGTCCTCTGATGGTCCTACTAACTTCGGTCCTGGCACTATCCAGTACCGTGGCAAGTTCATGGGCCGTTACGATCTCTATGTCGATCCTCTCTACCCAGAGGGTGAAATCCTCATGGGTTACAAAGGTGGTTCTCCAATGGACGGTGGCTTCATCTACGCCCCCTACATCCCATTCCAGGCTCTACCCACCATCACCGACCCTGAGAGCTTCCAGCCCAGAAAGGGCATCCTTACCCGTTACGGTAAGGTCGCGGTCGCTCCCACTTCACGCTTCTATCGCGTGATTCGTATCGTCGGTCCTGATGGGCTTACTCCTCCCTTTGTAAATGTCTGATATAAGGCATTAATTAGCGCCCACTCCTCAAAATAAGGGGAGTGGGCGCTTTTTTATTTTAATGCTCTATATATAAGTATGAAGTACAGGTATAGAAGTACTTGCAGGTTTACTGTTCTGCTAGAAATTGATAACGAGCTTATTCAGATAAGACCTAATCAAATTATAGAGACGGATCAGGAGTTAAACTACGACATACTTAAGAAAATCGTGGACAAACCTACTCCTGTAAGAAAACCTATAAAAACAAAAAAGGAGTATAATAATGGTAAAGATAGCATATCCTAATGTTACAGGCTATGGAAATAGTTTTAGTAATGTAGCAAGCCAAAAACTAGGCGAACACCAACCTCCTTTTGAAGAAGACATAGACCTTGAAAACCTTAACAAAACTAGACAGTCTGATGTCATAGAGTTCTCTGAGTTTGAACAACAGATTAGAGATTATGTCCTAGCCGCCCTCGGTCATCCAGTAGTTCGAGTTGAGCTAAGTGATCATCAGTTAAAGCTTTGTATAGACGAGGCTATAACTGAGCTAGACTATCACGCTCCTCACTTTACCAGACAGTTTGCAGCATTTGAAACAACCGCTGGTTACAATGTCTACAGTATACCTAGTTATATTCTAAAGAATCTAACTTATGTAACATTTAAGAAGACTCTTCTTAGCATACAATCACAGGCAGGAACCTTAGAGTTTGATTTCTTTATCAAGTATTTCCAAGACAACTATCTTTTCGATAGCTTTACTATAGGGGATTACTATCTTTTGCAGTCTACTCTTGAGACTACACGCAGAGTTTTGAGTCAGGAAGGTGGATGGGATATTATTGATGGACAATTCCTTCAGCTTTATCCTGAGCCTGCTGTTAGTGATGTAGCTATTCTAGAGTTTAGAGGACTAAACTCTAGAACCATGACTCCCAAGATGAAGAACTGGTTACAGAAGTACGCTACATCCTGCGCTAAGGGTCTTCTTGGTCAGGTTAGAGGTAAGTTCGCAGTAGTTCCTGGCCCTGGTGGAGGAACACAACTTAACGGAGCACAGCTTGTACAAGAGGCTATGCAAGAGAAACAAGTTCTGAAAGATGAACTCATCAATGAGGTTGAAGAACCTCCCATGTTTACTACAGGCTGATGGCAAAGAGATTTAAAGTTAACAGGGACATGCCTAACCTTCCTAGAGTGGATGGTGCTACTCCCCTATCTTTCTACGATCCATCTAACCCTGATGTAAACCTATTTAATCTAGTTGATGACGAGATCATTAGAATCTCAGGTTCACCACTTCATTACTTCAAGTCCTTCGTCAGTGAAGATTATGACGATGTATATTTAGAGGCAAGGAATAAGACGATAGCTTCTGAGCCAATTACAGTTCATGGATATTACGAACCTTCTGTTGTAGAGGAGGTTCTATCTAACTTTGGTATAGAGTTGACCAATGACCAGATGTTTGTGTTTAACAAGACCTACATCGAGCAAGCTCTACAAAGAAGCCCTGAAATCGGAGACCATATCAAACCTCATTTCCAGAACCAGAAGTATGAGATTAGTGAGGTGCAAGAGGATAGCTTTGAGATGTATGGTGTGTACCATGTAGTATGTACTGCTAAACTCCTCCGAGAAGATGAAGGGACACTTAACCAGCCTACAACTGATGTAGCAGATGATGTTGGGGGGTACTTAGATCTTGAGTGATTACTTTGAATACACTTTAGCCGATTCTGATTCGGCTAAACCTACTCCTGATACAGGATTCACTTACCTTAGAGATAAGATAGTGAGTCTTTCTAAGAATCTTAATGTAACATCTAAGGTATACAAAGAGATGTTACGAGCCCTTCTATCTGAGATACAACTTGGATACATTAACGACGACTCTGAGTATGTAAAAGTAAAGTTACATCACGGTCGGCAAGAAAGATCAGTAGCTAAAAAATTCCAAGAGAATAATATAATTCTACCCTACTCCACTATATTTCAATCAGGTGTTTCGTCTGACGATAATAAGAGGAGGCAGAGACATGTTCTCATATACTCCTCTGAATGGAACGACGAGATTCAAAGGGCTGAAAGAGTTGTATCTTTGTGTGATGTACCAATTATATCACAATATACATTGAGTGTATGGTCTAAATATATATCTGATTTAGACCAGATTTCAGCCACACTAAGGTCCAAGTTCAACCCAGATCTTGTCCTAGAAACCTCATATGCTAACAATGTAAAAGCCTTCCTAGCAGAAGAATCTGACATCTCTGCTGTGGAAGTGGGGGATAAGGAGGATCGTTTAATACGCAAAACATTCACTATAAATGTAGAGTCTTACATTCAAAGTCCTAAGTTTAAAGTTACCTCTACAGGAAAGATCATCAAGATGAATACTGAAATATGGGTATAAATTAAATAAAAATACTTTTCAGATGTCTAAATACAATAGGAGATCAAAATGAAATCCATTACAAACGACAGTCTTCAATCATTTCAGATTTATCTGAACTACACCACAGGAACTAAGGCGGTATCTATTGCTCCCAAGCAAACTATCGTGGTCCCTGAGGCAGCTATTACGAAACAGTGCAGAAACTTAAGTAATAGAAAAATTCTTAGAATAAAAACAGTGTGAGGAATAAGCTATGGCCCAATATGTAAGCCCCGGAGTCTATGTTGTCGAGAACGATAACAGTGATTATGTACCTTCTATAAACCCTAGCGTTGTCGGCATCGTAGGTTTTGCCAGCAAAGGCCCTACCGACAAAGCTACTCTTATTACTACCCAAGATTCCTTAATATCAACCTTTGGAAAGCCTCTTGCTGAGGCTAAGAATGGTGGTCAAGGTATCGAGGGGGCAGTAGAGGTTCTTGAAACCACTAACTCTTTATACTATGTAAGAGCCGAGTCAGGAGGTGTTGATGCCGCCGTGGATGTTCCCTACGGTGTTTGCCCTGCTATGGGTTTATCTTCCACAATAGGTGATACTGTTCCTGTATACCTTGAAATTCAAGTAAAAGATGGGGCTGGTGTTTCACTATACAGCACCCCTTTAAAGGTTCAGGTATCTGCTTTAGGTGATTCATCTACTGCACTCACAACCGCTTTTGGAACAGATATAGAATCGGCAAGAGTTCAAGGTGTGGTAGCTGACGGTTCTGCATTCTTAGCAGGTTCTTTCCCAGGATCTTTGGCTACACTTGAAGTAAATGCTTACACAGATTCCACAAAAGCTAGTGGTCTTGAGGTTTTACTTCCATTAAGTTCAACTCTAGACATTGCTACAGTAGCAGGTGCTACATCTTCTTTAACTGCCACGGGTCTTTCATTAACAGCACTAAACTACAAAGTAGAAAGTCTTTACCCTGGAACTGGTTACAACTACACAGTAAACGAAGATGGTAGTATCGACGGTGTTTCTGTTACTGTTGATAGCTTTGGTGGTAAATTAAACCAGATCTATGTCGCAGATGGCGGTGTTACTCAAGAGGACTTCACTGGGTCTTTAATTGATAACTACTACTTCATAGAAGAAAAAATTAACACTGGGGTAACAGATGCCGTTTCTCAGCTAATCAAAGGAAACATAACTCTTACAGGTACTGATGTTGATGTTACTGCTCTACCTGCCTTTGGTTCTAAAATCTCTGCTGCGGTAGGTGGTACTGTTGAATCTAAAGATC